GTTCGGGGAACTGAGTACCAATATGTCTTTCTTCTCACTCATGCTTCGATATAATAGGTTTGGACAATTATGTGATTACGGAAGATATGTATCACCGTCCTACCTTCATCATGCCGGAGTTCGGTTTCCACAAAACTGCGACGGATGTCGCCTTTTTCCATTAACGAACGGATTTCAGCGTCGATGAATGATTTCAGGTTCCGGAAATCCTGCTCATTTCCTTTCAATTCGGTGGCATCCAGCTGGCTGACTGCCATCTGGAGCTTGAGAAGCCAAAGCGGCTTATCATTGGGAATACTTGATTTATAAGTTATCTTTGCCATTATTCTCTTTCACTTAACATTTTACGTCCTTTACTGGTAGCATAATAAACAGTAGGCTTTCCTTCTTTGTCAATAGCTCCTATCCATTTTCTTCTTTCAGCTTCTTGGATGAATAAATAAATACCATAGTACGATGTTGTTTTTAGCCAATCCAATTCATTTAATTGGTCGAACGTCATTCTCCCTCCCCAAACAAGCGAACTTGTTAACATTTTTGCACCCTCATCCAATATGTTTGCCATGATTCATTTATTATTTCCAGCCATTCAACCGGTAGACCTCACGCCGGGCTTCCTCTTTCGTGAGGAATTCCCCGATCTTGGTCCCGGTGGAACCGGTGGCGTCACGTCGGATACGATACACCACCCAGTTCCTGCCATGCGGCCGGTATTCGTAATATTCCTTATGCGGATTGCTGCTGCGCATCATTCTCTTTCTTGGGTTCTACATAGAATGTCTCTTCCTGTACAACCTGTACGCCGATCTTCGGGAAGTATTCAGCTACTTCCGGGTTATCCCGATCAGCCAAAAGCTTATCTTTTGCCAGCTCGTCCGTTGTTCGGATATATTGCGGCAACAATTCCTTGCAGATGTTGGTTACGGCCGCCCAGGTAAAACCTTTCAGGTTCTTAAGCTTCGGTGTACCGGTACGGAAACCGAATACGCCATGAGCACTCTCGAGGCTTTTTCGTTTGGAGAATAGTTCTTCCTTGTTTTCTACGGCGTATGCCTGCATGATGTCGAAATTCTTTTCCTTCGTGGCAGACAGTTCTGCTAACTGATCCGCATATTTCTCGCGGATACGTGTCATTTCAATGTCCATTTTTGAGGTGAGGTTCTGTACTTTGGCGTCGGCTGCCGCAAAATCCGCAAATGCCTGTTCCGCCTGTTCGCGGGTGATACCGCTGACTACTGTTTTCTTTGTTCTTGCCATAATAAATGTTTTATAGGGTTAATAATGTAGTTTCTTTCTTCTGTCCCGGTTCTGCTTGCGCCAGCGTTCCTTGGCGGCTGCCGTCTTGGCCGGGGTACTGTTTCCGTCCTGTTCTTGTTCCAGATGGGCAAGTCGTATCTGCTCGGCCCTGTACTCGTCAAGCAACCGGTCGAATTCGGCCACCGGAAGGGGAACGGGACTTCCGAGCAGTTTTTCTTCCAGGATATTGATGCGTCTGCGGCATTCGGAAAGCCGGTTCTCCAATTCCCGGTAACGTTCGGTGGTGTTGTAGGCGGCAGGCATGGTTATAATGTATCGCGAAGTTTCCTGATTTTCTTATCCAACTCCCGGCGGCTGTAATAAGTGAACTTTCCTTTCTTATAACTGTGTACCAGTCCGCGGGAGGCATAGCCCTTGATTGTATTCTTGCCGCATGAGAGGTAACGGCAGGCCTCGTTCTGTTTCATCAAGTCATCCATATCGGCATCCTCGGGCAATGGAAGAGGAGTACAATCACCGGGAGCAGCTTTACGGCGTAAACCTGTCCAATGTTCAAGGCGTTCGATGCGGGCCAATAAACGGTTGAACTCTTTGCGTGAGAGCATTATCGTATCACTCTCTTCGTCTACTACACCCAATGCTCCGGTGGCGGCAAAGTCCGCCGCTGTCATACTTTGTACATCCGGTATCAGTTCTTCCAGGCCGATATGTCCGGCAGAAAATCGGGCGGCATCGCGGGCGGCGAAGAAAACCACCTCGTCACGATTCTCTTCTGCAACTTCCATAACGTATTTCTGGAATACCTGTTGTTCGGTCATGCTGCCCTGCAATACCTCGGCCTGTACGAGACTGGGCCGGTCGGCTTTACGAGTCAATATTGCCACAGCCTGGTTGATTTCATTTTTCGTTCTCATATTGTTTCATTTTTCTGTTTCTTTTCCTCACGCCGCATCCAAGCTTCCAGCTGCTTCTTGGTATCCTGTAACTCCCACAGTTTCATGGCGGTAACATCCTTGCGTGCCTTGCTGTATTTCCTCGCCCACATGTTGAGCTTCGCAACGTTCATCCGGTATTCATCTTCACTGTCACTGGTGAAACCCTGGTTCAGCTGTGGGATCAGGAACGACAGGCGATAAATATCGCGGAACACGCCTTTCGCTTCCGCCAGTTGCATTGCCCTTACCTTTTCATCCGGCGGGTTCAACCTTTCCAGCAGTTGCCGCGCCTCGTGCATCGTCAGTTCCCGGCTGCTTGCCGTACGTCCGGAAGTGAATTCATAGATGCATCCATGCCTGGCATCGTCATCCATACCGATGCGGTGGAAAGTGGCGTGCAGGGCTTTGAGCTGCTGGACACTGATCGATTTGTCTTTATTCGTTCTCATCATTCAAAATCGGTTTTTCTCCGAAATAAATTTCCGCTTCTTCCGGCCAGATATCATAGTATCCTTTCGGGCCTATGAAACGGCCATGGGAAAAAGCACGTTTGCCTTCTACATAGATTTTCAGTGAGGCGTTGTACAAAACCTTCTTGGCTGTACGCCCGTCCGGATTCTGACCGCTGGCATGGCTGATGAAGATAAGCAGTTTGTTTCTGTGCTGTTCTTTGAATTTAAGGAACTGAGGGAAGCTCATGTACGTATATTGGAAACTGTCTATTACAACAAAGTCCGGTGATTTCTGGCGTTTCAGGCGCAGACTGAGCTCGTCCATCGATTCACAGACCAGCAGAAAACGGCGGTTGGTCTCCAGCATGTTACTGCGTCGTACGGTATTCTGCATGGTCAGGCTGATGCCTTCCTCCAGACTGTTGTAAACTACACGACCATATTTGCACAATTCCTTGCAGAGTTTCATTACAAAAGAGGTTTTCCCGCTGCCTGACTTTCCCCAGACTATCCATACCCCGCGGCTTTCAGGAGTACCGAAAGCATCGTACCATTCACCTTCGAATGGGAGCGTATCAAATTTCATGGACAGCAGTTCACGTACCCCTTTGGCATTACGCGCAAAGGTTCTGGCATCATTCACCGCTTCACTCATTGTTCCGTACCTCCTTTCATCCGTCTGGCTTCCAATATGCGCTTGCAGGCATGTACGACCCGTTTCACCCGGCGAAGGTCATATTCCCCCTGTTGTGCCTCACGCAGTACACGCTTTATTTCGGTCGGCTCTGTCAGCCCGTTGGCCTGGCAGATGGCATACACATCCTGTTCCGTTGCGGCACTCACATCAAAGAACTTGCGGCCGATACGGCTGTTTATCTCCTTGTAACCTTTCTTGTTATAGCGCAGGCCATTTTCCACCCGGCGCTTGATGTAGTCGGTGGAAAGAAAGATGATCCCCGCTTTATTCTCCAGGCGGTTGTATATGCTGATGAAGTAGGAAAATACACTGTCCGTCAGTTTGTCTCCTTCATCAAAAATGATAAGCGGATTTTGAAGAAAGGCTATCATGGAAATGGCATATTCCAGAATGTCACGCAGGTTGGTCCCGTCCACCGGAGCGCCGACCTGTTTGGCGATTTCCCGAACGAAATCGCTCTTTTTCATATCTTCAGAGCAAAGGATATAGAACACATTGCGGTGTGTGCGGCGGTACTCGATGGCGGCGGTCGTCTTGCCGCAGCCTGCATCACCCACTACCCAGGTGGTATTCTTGTAGGCCTGTGCGTCTGACATCGCGAAAGTGATCCGCTGGAAAGCATTGCTTTCAGTCAATGTCCAACGGTCCATACTGAAACCGATCTGTGCGGCTATACGGCTGAACATGTCATCACTGATACTGGTGTACTTCTGATTGCAGATTTGTGATACGGTTGCGGCACTGACACCGTTCAGGCTTTCGCTGGCACGATTCTGGCTGGGATAGTTGCCGCAATATTCCAACAGTGCGTCACGTATGGCGTCCTTGTCTTGTTTACTGAGTTCTTTCATTTTTGAATGGTATTTAATTGATTATTGAATACTGGTTAATTATCGCTGAGGAACGACAGGTACATTTCAGCTTCAGTCATGCCGGAAACCTGCTTGGTGTATTCACCCGGAGAGGCGATGCCCGCAGGTTCTTCCTCCGGTTCGGCTTCATAAGTTCCCGGTCCGACACCTTCAGGATAGGCAACCGGAGCTTTCAGCTCCTCGTTGGCGTACTGTTCACGCTGCCGCTCCATGCTCTTCTGTGATTCACCCACCGGAAGGGGCATCACAAGCTTGGTGTAGGCTTCTCCCATGCTCTCCTCAAGCAACAGTTCCTCGCAGGCGATATAGTGCCCGGCAAGAGCACGCTTTTGGGCGCGTATCTGGGCGTAGAGCCGTTCGCTCTCCTCCGTACTGCGTTCTGCGGTAGCACGATGGAAGACGACTTTCGGGGTGGCAGTAGCAGCATACTTCAGCCTGTCGCCCGCACAGACTTCCCAAAGTTCTACGGAGGTCATGTCCATGGGATCGTACTTGTAGCGGAAACTGACACCCACATTCTGCATGTGGAAACCCATATCCACCTGTCCGAATTCATCGTATACCATGTAATGGTACTCCTTGTTGTTACGGCTGAATACGAATCCCTGCTTGCCGTACTTCACGCTGTCCTTACTGAGGAGCTTGAAGAGTTCCTGCACCTCGTATTCGTCCAGCTGTTCGGCTTTCGGGCTGTTGAGGGTCGTGTACATTTCCATACGGGTCATCCCCGTCTCACTGGTGGGATGCGGCATACTGTTCCATTCAAGACGGCATTTCAGATATTGTTCTTTCATCTCTTCCAAAGTAGGGAGTTGCGAGATGTTTTTCATTATCAGATCGATGTTGACATGACTGCTCTCTTTGGTGGCGGTCACGTTTTGACCGGTATAGTTGTAGAGCTTGTGCATCACCTGCTGCTGGAAACGTCCGAAAGCGCTTTCGATGGTCTTACTCTGGCCGTTGTGAGGCATGGTGGTCTTGTGCAGGTGGCATATCTTCTTGAAAAAGGCCTGTGCTTCCGGCTTCTTGTGTCCGCCCTGGTTATCGGTGACTATCTCATAAGGTTTGACCTTCCACGTTTCCAGCGCCATACGGTAGGCCTCATATTGTGTGAGGAAGTTCTCCGCACCGAAGGAGTAGCCCAGGAACATTTCCGAGCAGGCATCCATCACCTCGTACACATCAATGGTGCGTGCCACCATGCGTTTATTTTTCTTGTCGTAGTCCTTGTAATAGAGGTTCAGTTTCGTACCGTCACCATACCATAATGTATTGGGCATCTGCGGAAGTTTTGTGTTAAATTGCGGCATGAACTCGTTCTTGAAGGCGATTTCACCATGCACCACGCCATACCACCACAGTTTGATACCGGTCTTATAAAGATAGTTGATGACTGTCTGGGGAGATTCTATTAGTTTCAGTCTGTCTGCTTCACGAGTAATACGCGTATTGTGTTCTGCTACAATACGGTTGAACTCATCGAATATCTGCATGTCTGTATATACCGGAAACTTGCTCCGCTTCAACCGTAGCAGGATACGTCCCTCACGAGGACCAATCTTGCGGGCGCTCTGGTTACCGGTAGTACCGCTTACCAGCGCCACATAACCCCGCATCTTGTAGTCCCTGAACTTTTCCATCAGCCGGGATTCGCTTTTCGGTAGCGTATGGTTGAAAGACCTGCGGAGTTCTTCACATAAGGAAATGACAGTATTGCGTACAAGGCTTTTGTGGGTATAGCCATATTCGCTGTGTTTGTTTTGTAGTCCCGTTTCCTGTACTATCATGGCATTCATCACTTTGGCGTTGAGCACATATTCCTTCTGACGATCTATGGAAATCTTGGGAGTATAGGTCTTGTAGAATTCCACAGCCTTGTCATCACTTTTCAGGCGGATATTCATAGGGTTGGTTTGTACTTTTTTGAGTTGTTTTCGGAGATGTTCTTTAGCTTCGGGATTCTTGGTATCGTAAGCCACACGAATGGGTGGATACATAGTATCATAATAGATTAATGCTTCCCGATTCCTTGCGCCTCGACGAGCTACCGTCAGTTTACCCTGATTGACATATTTGTCATAAGCAGATTTACTGATGATGCCACTTTCTACAAGTTCTCTATAGCTGACACATATATTCTTACCGTACATTTCCATAATCAGAAACTTTTCTCTTTTATTTGTGCAAGCCCCGGCGTCGAACCGGGGAGCCGGCTACTTCCGCATGATAAGGGAAACTCCGGACTTGCTGAACAAACAGTTCCTAAACAGTTGCGGTATCCGTCTTATCCGGCATATAAAGCGATATCGCCACAATAACCGATAACGCGATAATTACAAACGCATTGCGGCTGTCCGCATCTGTTGCGTCCACATTTGTTCCCAACCATAGACCGTAGGACATGCCTACAGCTACGGCAATCTTTTGAATTGTTCTCCAGGTTTTCATAATTATAAAGTTATCGAATCGTCTGTTATTACTGCTTTCACATTTCCATGAGAGTCCAACACTTTCACCGTACGTTTGGCAGAGTCTGTCACATCAATAATCTCTACCAACTTACCACCATTAATTAGAGCAGCTTCCCTAATTTTTGCAGCCTGCACGCTGTTACGTTTAAAATCAAGCGCATAACACACACTGCGATGTGTCACATTGAACATCCGGGCAAGTTTCTCTTTGCCTGAAGCACTCAGTTCAATCTTCTTTCTGATTTTATTCTCCATATCTAAATTCTGATTAAAATAATTCTTATCTTTGGGGCTGTTCTGCTTGAACACGATGCAAATCTATCGACTATTTTCGATTTGCACAAATTATTAACCGATTATTTTCGATAAAATGAAGGCAATTGATAGATTTTATGAGTATTTAGCCGAAAAAAGTCTAAAACCAACAGCTATAGAAAAGGAAATTGGTCTATCCAATGGCTATCTCAGTGCACAGAAAAAGCGAAATGCAGATATGGGTGAAGGCATGATTCTTAAAATCATCGACAATTTTCGAGATATAAACCCCCTATGGCTTCTCACCGGTGAGGGTAGTATGTTACGCAATGAAACTTTACCTATTACTATTAATGCCCCAAGCTCTAAGTCTATAAGTTCATTTAGTAATGATGATTTTGTTTCAATCCCATTAGTGGATATCTCTGTTGCCGCAGGTTGCTCTGGTTGCGACAATCCGGACTATTTAGAAGTAGTAGACACTATAAAGATGCCTTCATCCATGGTGCACAATAGCGAAAAGTATTTTTGCGTCCGCATCAAAGGAGAAAGTATGTCTCCTACATTATTGGATAGTTCCTACGTTATCGTGAGATTGCTTGACCGTTCTGAATGGCAGGACATGCCTGACCAGCACATTTATGTTATCAGTGACACTGATGGGCGTTCATATATCAAACGCATCAAAAACAGATTTCGCCAACATGGGTTCCTCGTTTGCATGTCAGATAATGTAGATAAAATCAATTATCCCAATTTTAATTTAGAAGCTCAGGAAATAAACACCATACTCCATGCGGAATGGTACTTCAGTGCTAAAATGCCGAATCTAAACGAAACATATTACGACAAGGTTAATCAGTTGGAAGATGATATGGATGTGATGAAAGGACAAATGGTACAGATACAGCAATTGTTGCGTGCCATCAATGTAAAGTAGTATTTGCGGAGACTTTTAAATGATAATTAATAACTGTTTAAATAACAATAATATGAGTACACTAATAGAAATTGTAAATTCTAAGTATGGGGATTATAAAGGTAATGTATCAATTGATTTCCAAGACCAATTCTTTACCCGGTTGAAATCATTAGGCTTTCCTAAAGGAGTAATAGTAGGTACTGGATTTGAATTCGGAGAAATCAAAGGTGAATGTTCTTTAGACACCGTAAGTTTCTATGTTTTAATCGCAAGTCCGGAATATGGAAGTACAATGCAAGATGTTATAGACAGTATTCCCGATAAAGGAATAAAAGTCCAAAAAGTAAAGCAAGCAATACCCGTCAGCGAATTGGGTAAATTCATTAAGAGATTTAACTGCTGTGGTATTTATAAAGATATTAAAGGAATTAGCCAATTAGATTTTGATATTCAGCAATAA